AAAAAGAAATTTTAATCCGAACACTTCAAGAAATGAAAAAGCGTTCGGTGAAAAGTGCAAGCAATCAAAGAACTCCGACGGGTTCAGGCTGGAAACCAAGAAAAAACGGCAATGCGAAGATGTTGCGACGCATTGCGAAACTCTTAAATTCACAAGCGCAGACAGAAAATAAAGCGCGTTTGCACTATAAGCAGAAACGCACAGCGCAGATCGCAGAAGAACACCAACGCGGGCTAGATCACGAATTTGAAAAGCGTGATTTTAAGAAAGAGCCGGCGGGCACAGCGAAAGATCCGGCAACAATGCGACAAGCGAAGAAGTTGCGCGATCTTGGCTACACAGTGCCAAACGGCACAACGAAAAGCGGGAAAAAACGCTACCGCAGACCGAGCGCACGCGAGATTGTCGCGACGCTATCACGCGCAAAAGCGAGCTTGCTTATCCGCTACTTTCAAGAGAAAGAAGGAAAAGGCAAGGGAAAAGGTTTAACAAAATGGATTATTCCGACAGAGAAACGCCCGTTTTTAGATGAACGGGACAAAGAAAACGCCGAGATTTTGAAAGAGTTTATTTTGAAGTTTTCGGGTATTGAAAAATAACAATAAGAGGATCAAGAAATGTTCCCGAGTGTACAGATTAATACGCTTAATCTATTGAGCGGTGAAGTGAAAGAAATTGAGCGACACGCGCTATTTGTCGGGGTCACAACGCAGCGAGAAACGAAACTCACGAGCGTGACCCCCGACAGCGATTTTGACAAAGTTTTTGGCGTCGGTGCTGATGAAATTAAAAAGCAAGTACGCGCGGCAATGCTAAATGCCGGTCAAAACTGGATCGCACATGTAATGCTTGTGCCACAAGACAGCTACGATTTTAGAGCAGCAGTGAGAAAAGCGAATGAAGTTGCGTCATTTGAATATGCAGTAAACACGCACGCGACGGGCGTTGATAAAGCCGCGATCAACAAGTTGCAAGAATTATACATCGAATTATTAACGAAACTAGGACGCAGAACGTTTTTCGTTCAAGCCATTGCGGGTGTAAATCCAGATAGTGGCGACGGTGAAACGTGGGCGCAGTATGTGCAGAAGTTGAAGACGTTGCAGCAAACCGTTGTTGCGGATCACGTAATGCTTGTTCCGTTGCTTTTCGGCAATGAAGTTGGCGTGATCGCGGGTCGTTTGGCTAATCGCACGGTGACAGTCGCAGACAGTCCGGCGCGCGTATTAACCGGCGCACTGATTGACTTAGGCAACGCAGAAAAGCCGAAGGATAAAGAAGGTACTTCACTTGACTTGTCACACTTGAAAACGCTTGAGCAAGCGCGCTATTCGGTGCCGATGTGGTATCCCGACTATGACGGGTATTACTGGGCGGACGGTCGCACGCTTGATGTAGAGGGCGGCGATTATCAAGTGATCGAAAACGTTCGCGTAGTTGACAAAGTGGCGCGCCGCGTTCGCTTGTTAGCGATTCAAAAAATCGCGGATCGTTCGTTTAATTCGACAGCGTCAAGCACTGAATTTCATAAAAATTATTTTGCAAAACCTATGCGCGATATGAGCAAATCGGCGACGGTAAACGGCAAAGAATTCCCGGGCGAATGTATGCCGCCGAAAGATGACGCGGTGACTATCGTTTGGCACAGCAAAACCAAAGTCACGATCTATATTAAAGTGCGCCCGTACGATTGCCCGAAAGAAATCACGGTAAATATTTTCTTAGATTTAGAAACGTTAGGAGATTAAGAGAATGGAAAGAATCAGCGGAATGAGCTTTGATTTCTACGTGCTGGGCTTTCCAGTGCACGCAGAATCTATCACATTGAGTATTACAGACAATTCAGCGGTGGCGAAAACGCGCGGAATCCCTGACGGTTGGGTTTCTGGCGATGTCAGCGCAGAAGGTGAAATCGAACTGGATTCAAAAAACTTTCAGAAACTAACAGCCGCTGCCGCGTCGGCGGGAAGTTATCGATCAATCCCTGAAAGTGACTTCACTTTCTTTGCGCAACGCGGCGGAGTGCGTGACAAGGTTGAGGCGTTCGGGTGCAAGATGTTGCTCACTGATTTGCTAAATATCGATACAAAGGGCGGATCAAAATCAACGAAAAAAATCAAGTATTTTGTGACAAGTCCGGATTTCGTGCGCATTAACGGCGTGCCGTATCTATCAGATGATGACACGCGCGATCTAATCGGCTAACAGCAGTTTTTAGCGAACGACCGACAATAACAATAATAATAAAGTGCGGTCGTTTTGCTAAAAGTTTGAGGGATCGGCAATGTTTAAAAATACAGAACACAACGCATATTTTGGATCAGCCGTCGCCGGCTTTTTTGCGCAGTTAAGCTGGGGCGATATTGGGGCGATTTTCGGGATCTTGTTCGGCTTGTTGACAGTGCTAACAAACTGGTATTTCAAGCGAAAAGAAGACAAGCGCGCAGAGAAAGCGCTAGAACTAATGCGGGACAAATACAACAATGAAAAAAGCTAAAGGCGCAATCATCGCGTGCGCAATCGCGCTGATTATTGCAAACGTAAAAAGCACAGATCCGGAAATTCGCACAAGTGCTGAAGGATTGGCACTTATTGCGAAATTCGAGGGGTGCAGCTTGCGGGCGTATAAATGCCCGAATGACGTTTTAACCGTCGGAATTGGCAGTACAGCGGCGGGCGGTGAGAAGATTATCGCCGGCAAAATCTACACAAACGAAGAAATCGCGGCGCGTTATAAGAAAGATATTAAAGCGGTAGAACACTGCTTAAATCAGCATTTTAACGGCGCGCTGATGACACAAAAGCAATTCGACGCAATGGTATCACTTGGGCTAAATGTTGGTTGCGGGAATTTAAAAACGTATTACAGCACGCGTTTGGGCAAGCGCTTGCAAACAACAATTCACAAGCGTGCACAGGCAAAGCAATTTGCAGAAATGTGCGAAAGAATTACCGATTTTGACAGATCGGGCGGGCGTAAAGTGCGCGGCTTGACGATTCGCAGACAAGAAGAAAAGGCACTGTGTTTAAAATGAATTTAAAAGATTATTTGATTTTTGTTTTACTGTTCTTTTGTACAGTGTTTTTCATCGGCGCGAGCTATTACAAAAGCGAGTACAAAACGACGGCGGAAACGCTAAAAACACAAGTCGAAAAGAACAAAGAACAAGAAAAAAGCATTAAAAACTATGAAAAAAATCTCAAAGTTTTGACGCATAAACTAACAAACGCAACAGCGCAAGCGGAACAACGCGCGAAAGCATTAAACGAGGTGTTAACAAGTGAAGACGTTAAAAATTGGAGCGCTGGCAATGTGCCTGATGATGTGCGTCGCTTGTTCAACGAGCGACAAAGCGACGTCGGTCAAAGTAATTTGCCCCAAAACGACGGAATGCCGCGCGGAAAGCGTGCAGATTAAGACAAACGGCGATTTAGCGCACGCGTTAGAAAACGCGCTCAATCGCGTAGAGATTTGCGTGATAGCTTATGAAAACACGCACGAATGTATAAACGATTTTAATAACAAAGCAGAAACAAAAAGGTAAATCAAAATGGAAAAAACACAAGCACAGACACTTTTAGAAAAGTTAAACGCGGGCGTGAAAGATAGCGTGATCGTAAACGTAGCGGGCGTTGATTTTAAATTTAATCGCGACAATACAGCATACGACACAATGATCAATGAGGTAGATTCAGGCAATAAAGTGACGCCGATCAAAGATTACTTGCTAGCAATCATCGATCCGGCGCAAAAAGACGAATTTTTACAAGTGATCAATGTCGCGGGATTAGCTATTCAAGTGGCTGCCGCAGTAAATAAAGTTTTAGTGCCAAAAATTGAGGTCACAGTAAAAAACTAGAATCGCGGGTTAGTGCAATCGAACGCAACGGCTTATCGCAAGCCGTTGCGTTACGTATGCACTACTTACCGCACGAAGACAACACAGAGCAGAATTTAGCGCGGGCGCTTTGGCTGAATAAGCAGTTTTTTGAAAACTTAGCAAACGCAGTCGCAAGCGGTATCGCGAAATGTTTTTAGGAAAGTTCAAAAGATGGCAGTTGAGGGCTTGGAGTATGTAATTAGCCTTGTTGATCAAGTGAGTGCGCCCCTCAAGGGCGTGATGAAGTCGATCGACGATATAGGCAACCGCGGCAAAGACGCGATGATCAAGATCGGCGCTGGCGTCGGTGGTATCGTGGCGGCGGGTGTTGCATTACAAGGCGCAATTGCCCCCGCAATCGAAATGAACCGCGCGATCGGTGAAGTGCGGTCGTTGTCAGTTGCGGAAGAATCACTTAGAAAACTCACAGACACGGCGCTGGAGTTTTCTTCACAATACGGCGAATCCGCGACGGATTTCGTTCGTTCTTCTTATGATATTCAATCCTCGATCGCCGGCTTACAGGGCGATGAATTAGCCGAATTTACGAAAGCGTCTAACTTATTAGCGAAAGGCACAAAAGCCAACGCAAGTACAATAACAAACTATATGGGGACGATGTACGGTATTTTTGAAGAAGACGCGAAAGCGATCGGCAATGCAAATTGGGTGCAGGAAATTGCAGGGAAAACCGCGCTTGCGGTGAAAATGTTTAAAACGTCGGGCGACGGTATGAGCGCGGCGTTTACATCCGTTGGCGCGTCGGCAAAATCCGCAAAAATCGGTATTTCGGAGCAATTCGCGGTGCTGGGAACGTTGCAAGCAACAATGAGCGGCAGCGAGGCGGGAACAAAATATAAAGCGTTTTTGGCGGGTGTTGGTAACGCGCAGAAAGCGTTAAATCTACAATTCACAGACAGCAACGGCAATATGTTGGATATGGTCAGCATATTGAACAAGATTAAAGGAAAATTTGGCGATACGTTAGAGCTTGCAGAATCCGACGCATTGAAAAAAGCGTTCGGCAGTAATCAGGCTGTGGCGTTGATTGAGTTGCTTTTGCCGAAGGTCAATAATCTAAAGGGGTCTATTCAAGACTTAGCGAAAGTTAAAGGAATGGACGACTTGGAAAAAATGGCGCAAGCGATGACCGATCCATGGGCACGCTTTTCGCAAACGTTGAATAATATCAAAACAGCAATCGGCACAGAAGTGTTGCGTGTGATTGAGCCGATCGCAAATAAAATCGCCGATCTTGGCACTAATTTTGTGAAATGGCTTTCGACTTATAAAAACATTGCACGATGGATCGGCTATATCGTTGGCGCATTAATCGGATTTACTGGATTTACTGCCGCGCTCACGTTGATGAGTGGCGTTGTTGCCGCGATTGGCGTCGCATTTAGCTTTTTATTCAGTCCGATTGCAGCGGTGATTGCACTGATTGGTGCAATTGTGGTAGTGGTTTATAAATTCCGCGCGGAGTTGTTCGGATTTATTAAAGGCGTGGTGAAAGGCTTTAAATCCGTCGGCGTATCATTTGAGCCGGTGGCGAAAGCGTTCGGCAAATTATGGGACAGCTTGAAACGCATTGGGCAGACTATCGCTTGGGCGTTCGGCTTGTTCGGCGGCGCAACGGATTCAGTAGATACGTTCACAAGCGCGGGCGAAAAAGTCGGAATTTTTGTCGGTAAATCGCTTGAAATCGTGGTAAGCGTGATTGAATTAATCGTGACGAATATCGCGAAAATGGCAGATATTTTCGCAAACGTTGCAGATTTTATCATTGAGATGTGGGACGGCGTAATTAAAGGCTGGCAAGAAAGCGATCCAAAACAAATTTTCGGCGCTTTGGCGACTGGCGTTGGAAATATTTTTAGCAGTATTTTTAACGGAATTGAAAAGATGTTTATCAATACGTTGAACTGGCTAATTACACAAGCAAATAAAGTGAGCGGGGTGATCGGAATTGAAATACCGCTTATTCCCGTCGTTGAAGATAGCAAGCCACAATCAAGTTTTTTACAAAATGCAATTTTGACGACTAGAAACGCAACGAACAATATCAGCGCAACAGGTAACCCACAAAAAACGGGCGGGCAAGTGTTCGCGCTTGGTTCAAATACACAACCGGAGAGAACACAGATCGCCGGCGGTTCAGTAAGTAGCAAGCTAACAACAAATCAAAATATTGATCGGTCGGTGAATATCCACGGCGGCGTTGTTGTGAAAGCAGATGATCCGAGCAAGTTTGAGCAATGGATGCGCGACCGCGAACAATTGAATGCGGGGTGATAAATGACGAAAAAATTGTATTTTGATTTATTGATTAAGGGCGAGGATATAACGCTAGATAGCGGCAATCAGCCCGTTATTTGTGATAATCGCGTTTCTATCGCGCAAGATATTAAACACGCGCTAATTGAAAGCGGGCTTGCAACACTTTTAATCGCAGAGCGCAGCCGGATTTTAAGACGCGATATTATTTTGCAAATGATTTTAATTGTTGAAGAAGATCGCAGACTAGTGCCGGGAACGATTTTTATCGATGAAGAAGATCAAGGGCGTTTGCGCTTGACAGCGGAAACGTACGAATTTGGGAAAATTGAGAATTTAGGGATCGTATTAAATGACTGATTTTAAGCAGATGTTAGAAGAAAACGGCTTGCCGACAGAAGAAACGCAAATCCGACAAGAATTTGAGAGCTTAACAGATGAGGCGGGATTAATTACGAACACGTCGCGGATGTCGCCGTTTTGGCGCTTAATCACCGCAATCGCGGTTAAGCCGGTGAAGTGGCTTACGGATCACTTAATTGTTGAGATTTTGCCTAATTTATTCGTTAAAACCGCGCGTGATAAATGGTTGCAGATTCAGGCTTGGCAAGTGGGGCTTGATTTTAAAGACGCAACAAAGGCACAAGGCGTAGTGCATTTCACAAAAGAAAGCGACTTGACAGATTTAACAATCAAAGCGGGAATAGTTGTTCAAACAGAGCGTATTAACGACGTGATTTTTAAATTGATTGTGACTGAAAACACGGTGATCCCGCGCGGTACGTTAATAGCGCCAGTGCCGGTTATAGCAGAACACGCGGGGACGGCGTATAACTTGGCGACGGGCTACTATCGAATTTTAGCGGAAAATATCCCGGGCGTGGTGAAAGTCGAGAATTTAGACGATTGGTTGACGAAACCGGGCGCCGATCGTGAAACGAACGACGAATTGCGCGAACGTTATCGCACGCAATTCGCAAGCGTGGGACAACATCATATTGATAGCGTTTATCGCGGAATGATCGCAAAAGTAGCGGGTTTATCCGTTGACCGCATTTATTTTAAACATGACGCGCCACGTGGTCCGGGTACAGCTAATGCGTATTTATTATTGGATACCGGCGTAACAAGTCAGCCATTTATTGACGTTGTCAACAATTACGTACAAACACAAGGAAATCACGGACACGGTGACGATTTGATTTGCTATGCAATGCCAGAAACACAGCACAATATTACATGCGCGATTTATTTTGATCCGCGCATTGCGATCGGCGAAGTGAGAAAAGGCGAAATCAAGCAAGACGTTGAGAATATGATCCGTTGCGCATTTCGTGAAAATCGCAATTATCAAGTTACGAAGACTTACCCGTTTTCACGCTTTAGTTGGTCGAAACTCGGTGAAGAAATTCACGCGAAACACAGTGAAATTGATTCTTTAGTTTGGGGTCAGCAAGATATTAAAAGCGAGCTAACGATCCCGCGGATTCAGTCTTTATCGGTCACGGTGGCGAAATGATAAAAATAAAATTACCGTTTTGGATGGATAAAGGGGAACTTCAGAAAATCGCGCTACTTTTCGAAAAATGGTGGGCGTATGTGTTAAGCGCGGTGAAATTCCCCTTTAATATCTTAGATGAAGAAACGTGCGGCGAGAAAATACTAAATTTAATCGCGTATCAGCGCGACGTCGAGCGATTCGACGGTGAGCCAATCGAACTATTTAGAAAGCGCGTGAAATATGCGTTTTTAAATGCGAAAGACGCAGGGAGTAAAGCGGGCTTTATTCGTATTTTTGAGCGATTGGGGATCGGTAAAATCGGCGTGGGCGAAAGAATAGACGGGATCGATTGGGATATTATAAAAATCTATATCACTGATCAGCAGGTGGCGAATAATAACGCGTTATTAAATTTTGTTATTAGAAAATACGGGCGCACTTGTCGGCGCTATGACTATGAAATAGTAACGTTCACTCCGACGGTGATCCATTACGGCGAATTTGATCATAATCAGCAAGTTTTTTATGGAAAATTAATATTCAAAAATAATCGCGTCTTTACTGGTAACCATTCGCAGACGGGCGAAGTTTATATTGCGAAACTCAATTAAATAAAAAAATAATAGAATAATTAAAAAGTGAGAATATATGAAAAACTACAACACAATTTTAACAGAACACCTTTCAAAATATATCGCGAGTAAAACAATTTTAGGCGAGCGGGTCGAATTGACCGAGTTTATTTTTGCACAGTTACCGCTTGAGCAATTAAACGCTTTAAGTAAATATTCTACACTTCCAGACGATCATTTTATCGTACACCGTCAAGCAGTGAGTAAAACGGGGCTAATTAATGAGGATTCCGTCGCCTATTCGGTGACAATGGGGACGGATGTTGGTGATTTTACGTTTAATTTTATCGGGCTTTTAACAAAAGAAGGCTTGCTTGCCGTTGCAGTGCGAGCGGCAGAAACGCAAAAGCTTGCGACTAAAAACGGCTTGCAAGGGAATAGTTTAACACGTTCGATTTTGTTGGAGTTTTCAGGCGCCGCAGAAGCGACGCAAATCAACGTGCCAGCGCAGACATGGCAAATTGATTTTACAGCTAGACTTAACGGGATTGATGAAGATATTCGCAACCTTGCGCGCGATATTTACGGAGAAATCCGATTTTTTAATGACGGCTTTTTAGCCGTTAAGCAGTCAAAAAATATTGTCACAATTAAATCGGGCGTGGCGTATTTAAAAGGTTATAGAGTTGAATTAGCGCACGATGAAATAATCGGGATTAATCGATCCGATTGCGCTATTTATATAGATCTAGTTAGTCAGGGCGACGTTGTCAGCAAGACAGTAAAGAAAATTTCTTTTTTAACAGACAGAAAAGACGATTACACAGATAAAGCGGGAAATAAACATTACATTATAAAAATCGCAGACGTTGAAAACTGGAATATTATTGATCGTCGCATTCGCGGGGAATTAATTTTAAAAACAGACCTGGGCGCAAGTGACGGCTATAGATATATTGGAAAATGTAAATCTATTGCGGAATTAAGACTTATCGAACCGAAATCACACGGGCAATCTATTTTGCTTTCGTCATACTATTTAAACGGGAACACCGGCGGCGGCGAGTTCGTCGCTGATTTTCAAGATTCAATTACAGCAGATGATGGCGGCGTCACTATTGTGACAGCAAAAGGCAAGCGTTGGAAACGTGTATTAAAAAATAACAAGGTTAACGTGTTAGATTTTGGTGCGAAAGCGAATCAAGACTCAACCGTGGCATTTGAGGGCGCGTTTA